GCGAATGTTATCTAGAATATCTGCACCTTCACCAGCATCACGGTTAAGAACACTAATGACATCAAACCTTTTCTTTAGGTCTTCAGATAGAAGGTCTGAAGGTATCTCAATGTTATAAGCCCTTAGTTCCTCTACTTTCTTAAAGGCAGCTACTGCGTACTGAGCCTGTGGAGAAGTAGGATCACTTAAATCACCAGATGCCCAAGCGTTTTTACCACTCATGATAGCATTACGATTAATAGAAGGAATAAGATTAGCATTTCTAAACCAGTTCATTTGGTCTATTCTATCAATACCATCACGACTAGCAATTCCTTCATAAGCAGCTACAATATCTTTTTCTGTCGGAGTAAACTTACCCCCTGCTGGCCCTAGTATTTGTTGTTTAATTCCTAGATCAGACCAGACACCAGTTTCCATATACTTCTCAACATTAGTCATTACTTGTTGTTGAAAGTATAGTGGTTCTTGTGCAGCAGCTATGTCCTTATCACGCCTATCAAGAGCGTTTTCAATGATTGCAACATCTCCTGAATACTTAGCTACACCTAGTTGTTTATTTCTATCTAACCATCTGTAGATGTTATTACGTCCACTATCACTAACAGTGTTCTTAGCTATTCCTATAGCATACCCATTAATAGTATCCCAAGGAATACCATAAGCAGACTGAAACTTAGATAAAAGTTCGTCTGTTGCATCATCACGAGCTTTCTGTTGTAACTCAGGAATAGAAGCCTGTACTGCAAACTGATTAGTATCTAGATTAGGTAATACCATCTGTCTATTTTCAATAGCAAGAGCTTCCGTAAATACCTCATCTAACTTGTTATTTAGTTGATACTCACGTTGCTTAGGATTAAAAGCTTGTGTAAAAAAGGTAAGATTACCTAACTCAAGGTCTTGTTGAAAAGCCTGTACAAGTTTTTCATCACCTGACTGAGCCACCTTTTCTATAAACGGCTGCATGATTTCAGCACGTCTATCCCTGACTTGCTCAGTAGTCATTTCTAAGTATTCATTATAATTTGCAGGGTCAGCAAAGTCATCAAAGGCCGCTGCTAAAGCTTTTCTTGCACCTAGTTCAGCGTCAAAGGCACGAGCAGCAGCAATCCCTTGTTCTGCTTCTCTTTGTAACTTTAGTTGTTCCTGTCTTTTAAGATCAGCCAAGGTCTTCATAGCAGGAGTAATAGCATTAACAAAGTTAGCAAGCTCGTTATTAGTTTGTATCTCTGCTGGACGTACATAAGTCTCAACAGGACTAGCCACAGCTTGTAGTGATGTAGTCGTACGCATACGCTCTACAGGTACTCTACGTTGTGCCATTAGTATCTCCTTAATACAAAAGCGGTTCGCTATCTACAATAGTTGGCGTACCAAACACAGATTCATACTTAGCTGGTTGTTTTACATCATATGCTTTATATGTAGCATAACCACTAGCACCAGCCCCCACAGCCGCAGCTAGGAAACTAGGTTGTACACCCTGAGGTAAAGAATTAATTCTAGCTTCAGCTTCCGCAGAAGCCCCCATCTTTTGTAATTCTATTTGTTTCTCAATGTTCTCAAGGTTTCTATTAATTGTGGTAACACCACGTAATCGTTGAGCAGTGTATTCTTTGAGCAAGTTATCAACAGAAGAACCACTAACACCAGCCTCACCAGCAGCTACTGCAGCACGTTCACGTAACTGTAGTGCTTCTATAGCTTGCTTTTGTTTAGCCTCACCAGCAGCCTCAGATTCCTGAATAGCCCTCTGATTAAGAGACTGTATCTTCAAGTCTCTTGCTTGTGCTGCCGCTATTCTGTTTTGATCGTATCGTGCTTGGTCTCTATCAGCCTGTTGACTAGCTTCCATAAACTCTACGCCTTTGCTAGCCACAGCCAAAATGGTCATTGGGTCACACATCTTTTATCCTTACAAATTCTAAAAAGGGTCTATCATCTACACCCCATTTATCATGCTTTTTTATAAATGTAAAGCCTACAAACCTAAGCCAGTTGATAGCCTTAGTATAGTCTGCATCACAAGCATTAACGAGAATAGGGTACTTACTATTCATATGCTCTACCCACACACGAGACCTTCTTAGGAAGGGTAGCCAAATCTTTTCTATTGGAGGTGCTGTAAGAAGCCACGGTACACCCATCATTTCGTCATACCTAGCTATACCATACATTCCAGCAATCTCTCCTGTATCGGAGACAATAATAGTACTACAGTCTTCTGACTCGTCAAAGCCTATCTGTAGTGCTTCTTTAATGTTGCCATGCGAGGAGAGTACTTCAATAGCATCCTCTCTCCTCAGGTTGGTTGCTAGATAGTCTACATCTTCTTGAGTACTCTTTCTCACATGACCTTGCATTACATTCTCCTAGAACGAAGTACAAAGAACCCTTCCCATTCTGCTGACTGGAACACACACGGTAGATGACTATTACTTTCTAGAGTAATTGTTGTTTCATCTGAATGTCCTACCACACCAAAGCGGTAAGTACCTGAGTCAATAGCAGCTTTATTTAGGAGGTTAGCTACACCACCAACAATACGTCCTGTAAAGGTTCGCTCGTAAGCTGTACGTTGTAGTGGTTGTATAGTAACCTTAAAGAATCCTGTACTACTGTAGGTGACTGCATAGTTGCGTATGTGCAGCACACCTGTTGTTATGGGTTTATTATCCTGTTTGATTACTGGTTCAGAGAACTGGTACTTAAATGTAAATGGTATACCAGTATAGACTACTTCACCAGCAGTAAGCAATGCAGCTACATCACCTACTTGAATTATCTTGCCACGCTTGTCTACATAGATAGTAGCAGCATCAGTATATGGTACAGTTGTAGTACCACCTGACTGTAGTCTTACTCGTCTGTCTAAGTGGACAGAAAAGTTACCATCAGTGTATAGCGTAGCATCATCTACGGAGAGGTTAATTCTTTCTAGAAAGAGATTAGTACCCCTCTTAATTAGTATGTCAATATCAGCACGGTTAAACGAGAACCCTATGACATCTCCATCAAATACCCAGCGTGACCAAGCAGCCTGAAGCTTCTCACGGCCTGACCAGTAGTATCTATATACATAGATAGCCTGACTATCATTGTCAGTCTGTACAAGCAGCATATCCTCATTAGAGGATGCTTGAATACTCTTTATCTCACCATTAAGATACTCAGGTACGTGTGCAGTGATTTCACTAGCATCATTAACATCAGTATCAGTGTCTACAAAGTATTCCCACACACCAGACCAAGCACCACGCCTAGAGGCAAAGTAAACATACTTACCAGCCTGTGCTGGCTTTGCTCTTAGGGAGGCTTCAAACTCTGTGGTGTTAGCCACGTTGATAGTCTCAGGAGTTAGGAGGGGTTCTGCTGTTACCTTAAACTGTGTTAAGTCTGAGAAGAGCAGTAGGCTCTCGTTAAATGGTACAGCGTGTTTTAGTAGACTAACTTTATTAGATGAGACTGCAACGTCAATAGGGTCACTGTCTACAATAGTTAGTGTTGTCTTACGGAAAAAGTCAAACTCTAAGAACTCCCCAGCACGAGCAAAGATGATATTCTCATCTGCTAGTACGCCTAGTCTATTACGATGGAAGAAGATGTCTGATAGTGTATAGTCAACAAACGATGGATAACTGTTTGTGTTATCATCACCTACTGATCGGTCAGCAAACACTGCTTCATCAAAAGTAAATGAACCATCTGGATTCTTAATTAACTTATGAAACATCGTAGAGGCATCTAAGTCTAGTAAGATGTTTGGTTGTACTGTTTCTTTCCAGACACCACCAGTGTACTTTACATAGTAGTCGTCCTGTGCCTTCTCGTTATCACCAATAATCTTAATGATAAAATCTTCAGCAGCTTCTACTGGTAGTTTCTTAAAGTCAAGTGTTTCGTTTTTAAATACGAGTAGATGCTCTCCACCATGGGAGTCACCTACCTCTACCTGAAAGTCTGTGCTATCTGTAGACTGAATATGTAGTACTGAACCGTAACGAGTAATAGTAATACCAGTAACAGCAGAGCCATCTGTAATGTCATCGTAGTATACTGTGCTTACTGTGGATGCTGAAAAAGTATCTAAGTTTTGTGCAATCAAGTCAGTAGATGCACCACGCTCTGCGTCTTGTGTCAGGGTTGTGCTACTCTGTGTAGAGGACTTTGTAGCAAACTCTACAGTGCTAGAGCTAACACCCTTTGTAATAACCAAGCGATATGTAGATGAGTAGTCAGCCTGTTTAACATACACCAAGGCTTCTGGGTTTCTTGTACTAGAAGTAGTACTACCCTTAGCCACTGTGGTATTCTTGTTAATTAGAAATGTAGCATCTGCAATAGATACTGCTGCTATCTCTTTGCTTGGGTCTGTAAGACCAGAGAAATAACTTGAGGCGTTATTGGTAACAGTTTTGGATGTACCTTCCTTGTCGAAGACTCTGATAGTACCACCAGTATCAATAACAAGAGTATAATACTCGTTCTCATCCCTGCGAATGGTGTGTATAAAAGCTTTATCGGTGTCAGAGATTACCCCCAAATCGGCAATGTGTTCAGTACTTGGGCGTTTCGATAGCCCTGTAACAACGCTAGATAGTGCATTTTCTTGTAGTTCTGCTTGTGTGTTAAGACGTAATGATGGTGGCTGCTGTGAGACACCGTTAATAAGATTAGGGATGGACTGACTGATAAGTGCCATTACAATGTTCTCCGTCCTTGTCTATCTATAATCGAAAAGACATCGTAGTTATCAAAGATGTTACCATCCTCAGTAGCTTTATCAAACTGTTTTAATTCAAAGTAAGCACGTTCTTCATCTTCTCTCTGAAAGTCGTGTAGAGTATTAGACCCTACCACTCTATCCTGAAAGACCCTTGTGCTTTTAAGTGTAATGTATCTCTTAGCTACTTCAGGTAAATCTTCAAACTCTAGTTCTACTACTACATCAAGATTAGCAGCAGCACCTATCACAAATGTATGGTTCTTTCTGTCATACATTTTAGTACCACGTTGTACTAAGTCTTTACCGTTTGCTTGTAGTGTTGCATCTGCACGAAGAACATCAACGCCAATAACAATATGTCCGTTTGTATCTTGTGCAAATGATTTATTATATTCTGTATTAAAGTGCCAGCCTTGTGACTGTACTTCACGATTAGTTGTGTTTAGTATTGTTTCTGCGATTTCAGCTTCAACCAAACCAGAAGAAAGGCTGTTGACTGGTGCTTCACCAATAGCAGAAAGCATTGTATTGACTGCATCTAGTTTTGTTGTAGCTGCCATAATATCACCACTTTACCTTATCAGCCCAGTAAGCTGCGCTTGTCTTACCCTTGGCTATATTCTTTGCATGACGTGCTTTGAAGGACTTACGTCTAGCCTTCTCTGAAGCGGTCTTTGGATTACTCCCAGCACCACTCACACCCTTCTGTCCAAAGCGTACAATCTTTAACTTATCATTAGTTTTGACCAACACCGCATGAGATTTCTTAGGGTGACTTGGTGTACGTTTTGGTTTGTTAACACCTGAAAAGGTTTCTCCTGCGTGTTTAATAGCCATGCTACTTCTTCTTCATGTACTTGTTTTGTACAGGCATACCTGTTTTCTTAGCTTCTTTTTTAGCTTTAGCCATACCTTCTTTGGTATACTTGTAATGTTTCTTTCCTACTTGTGGCATAATTACTTCCTATACTTTGCTGTCTTCTTAGCAATCTTTAATGGTTGACGTACAAACTGTTTACCCTTGCGTGTACCTTCACGCTTGGCTTGGCTAGTAGCAGCATACTCAGCAGCAGATAAAGATTTAATAGCTGCTTCTGGTAGATATCTTTCACCAGTTTCGCTAGACTTCTTACCTGACTTAGTGCGCCACTTCTGTTTTGTCCATTTCTTTAAGCTTTCTTGTGGCTTCTTCATGAGGTGTATCCCCCACCCTTAGCCTTATATTCTCGTGCAAGCATCTGTGCCTTACGTGCTGACCACTGACCAGCATTACCACCCTTTGTTCCTGCTTTGATTTTATTAAACAGGGTTTTTCTCATTGTGGGTTTGGTATAGTTACCAGCCTCGTTTACACGAGACTTTTTGATTTTCATATTCTTCATATTAATTACCTCTTAACCACAAAGCCCACCAGAGAAGGCCAGCTACACCAACAGCAAGTACTGTACCTACAATGATTAATTGTATAAGTTCTATACGTTCCTGTCGTTTTTTAAGTTGTGCTTCTTTTTGTCTCTGTCTTTCTTTCCTAGCTTCTGCTTGAAACTTCTGCCAGTCATTCCAAAGATTAGGTCTTCCATACCACTGCATCATCTTACGCAAATCTTCTTCTTGTTCTTTAAGTTTTTCTAAAGCTAGAAACTCTTCTAAATCATTAGAAGCAAACACAGAGTTTTTCTTTTTCTCACTATTTTGCCTAAGGTCTTCTTTAGCATTAACAAAGTCAGCTATAGCAGAACCAGCACTAAGTAAGTCTTTTCCATTCATAACCGTTTCTCTAATGATAGCGAAAGCGGCATTGGCGGCCTGTAATTCTAAAAGCATTAGTAGACCTCCACAGAACCAGACTTAATATATTTGGGGACACAGTAAGCAGTTACCCTATCTCTATTATCCATCCAGTCATGGTACTGAAAGTTACCATATCTCTTAGATACTTCAGACGCATAAAAGTTACAATTAAGGATTGACCTGAAGTACATATCATTACTGATTAGTACTCTGTCATCTCCTACTCCCAAGTATACTAGTAAAAGAAAAACGTGCATAATAAAAAAAAAAAAGGAGAGAAGCCGAAGCCTCTCCCCTCTATGTTATTTAGGCATACTCCAGAAGAGCAATAGCCGAAGCTGGACGCAGGACGTTATGTCCCATAGCGTACTTAGCAACCAT